CGGGGTTTCTTTCCATGGAAAGCGGACTCCGGGACACGCCCGGAGCACGAGATCACATGTGGTCGATCATTCTCTGTCGAATCGCGTCTAAGTAACTGATTCGCATAGGAATGTCGACGGAGGCCGTCTAATACTATCTGGCGCTGATCGCTATTTTCTAGCCCGGTGAAATCGTCACGATTCCATGGGTATTAGACAGCGATTCCAGCGTGTCACCGAGTCGCCGCCACCGCTTCCGCCTGCGCCAGCAGATCCGTCTTCCGGGCGCTGTCCCGGGTGGTGCCCAGCCAGAACGCCACGGCTGCCGCGGCAAAGCCGGACAGCTGGCCGACCATGTAGACCAGGATGTCGCGGTTGGCGATGGGCACCTCGCGCAGGAACAGGGCCGCCATGGCGCCCACGAAGGCGGTGACGAGGAACCAGGTCAGCAGCGCCGGCACGATGGAGTGGGCCAGCGTCTGCATCTTCCGGGCGTCGGCGCGGTCGCCGGCCGCGATGGCCTCCAGCGTCTCGACGTTCTTGAACCCCAGGGCCTGCATCTGCGCGGCGAACTGCTGGTCGGCCTGCTTCAGGGCCAGCATCTGCTCGGGCGTGGCGCCGCTGATCGCGGCCTTCACGGCGTCGGTGGTCTTCTCGCTGACGCCCAGGACGCCGGCGACGGCCTCCACGGCCAGGCCGCCCAGCGGCCCGCCCAGGGCCGTGCCGATCCAGGGCGCCACCGTCTTCACGATCGACTGCCACTCCATGCTCAGGCCTCCATCAGGTTGGCGGCCACGCGGCGGGCCCAGCCGCGGCCGAACGACGCCCAGGTGGCCAGCCCGGTCATGTACTCCAGGCGCTGCCCGTTGAAGCGCGCGATGAAGCGCGCGGCCGGCATGCTCTGGATGGCCTGCAGGGTGATCGGGCCCAGCACGCCGTCGGCGTTCGTGCCCACGGCCTTCTGCACCAGGCGGATCGCCGTCTTCACGCCGCTGTTCACGGCGGTGTCGAACACCTGCAGCTTGGCCGCGTCGGGCATGGCATCGCACCCGGCCGGGCCCCAGAAGTCGCGGGCGTAGAGTTCGCGCGCGCGATCGAGCGTCAGGTTGGCGATGTCCTCGCCCGGGTAGGAGCGCTTCGAGATGCCGAACCGCGTCTCGCCGCCCGGGTCGTTCCGGTCGTTGACGTAGCCGCCCTCATGGCCGATCAGCTTGTCGAACGCCTGGTCGAAGTTCATGGTCACGCCTCGTCGAGGTCTGCGGGTTTCGTGATGCCGTGGCGCACGGCCCAGCGCTTGAGCCGGATCCCCCACTCGGTTTCCTCGCGCCACCACTTCCGCAGGAGGTAGGCGATCTGCAGGAGCACCAGGACGCCGGCCAGGAAGGTCGTCCAGTTCACCGACGCGACCCAGGCCAGGAAACTGGCGGGGGTGGTCTTCGTTGCCAGTTCGAAGACGATGTCCTTCACCTCTTGCTTCATGGGTCAGTCCGTCGCCTCGGGCTTCTTGGGCGCCTTCGCCGCCTTGAGTTCGTCCTGCAACTTGGCGATGACGCGAACGGCCAGCGCGAGTTCGTTCTCGGCCTCGCCCTTCTTCATCATGGCCTCGTCGACGTCCTTGCGGGCCTGCTCCTTCGCGGCCTCGGCCTCGGCCCACGCGCGCTCAGCAGACGCGATGGCGCCGGCCTGGATGTCGGGGAGGAACTTCTGGAAGGGGAAGTCGCCAGCAGCCGAGATGGGGATCGCATCGCCCACCCTGGCCATCACCGCCACACCGTCGACCTTCAGAATCTCGAGGTACTTGACGTGGGCGCCGGACAGCACGCCCGTGTCCGTCCAGCGCACCAGAAGCTCGTTGGGAATCTTGCTCGTTTCGGTTGTCATGGTTCTCTTTCGATGGGGTGGTCAGCCGATGACCCAGGTCGTGCCGTTGCTGCGAACGCCCATCTTGTTGGCCCCGCCCCCGACGGCGGTGGCGTTGAAGGTGGTGGAATTCGCATCGCTCACTTCAGCGTGCCCACGGGCCCAGGCCGCCGCGCTCGGCAGCGTGCCGACCGTGTAGTTGGCCAGGATCACGGGGAGGCTCAACACGAGCCCCCCGGACACCTCCACCGTGCCGTCCAGCAGGATCCCGAAGCCGGGGCGCGGCGCAAGCCGAGTGCGTCCGCTGGCCTCCTGCTCCAGGATGGAGTCGTTGGAGGCCCCGCCGATGGCGCCGATCTGCAGGCGGGCCGAGTTGCCCGGGACGCCTGCGATGCGGAAGGCGAAGTTGGCGCGCGGGGTTGCCGTCTGGTAGCCGTCGCCGTTGTAGCCGAGGGTCGTGTAGGACGTTCCCACTGTGTCGCCGAAGTGCATCACGCCGCCGAGGAACGAGCGGGCCGTGTACGAGCGGATGCCCCAGTTCGACGAGCCGCGGGTCATCTCCGCGATGAACATGCCGACGAGGCTCCCGATCGAACCGGCGCCCAGCGGGTTGTTCAGCCACACCAGATTCGCGTTCGTGACGCTGCCGCTCTGCACGTCGAGCTGCGAGAACAGGGCCGCGAACTGGGCGAGCACCCCGCCCGGGTTCATCGCAACGTGGTGGTAGCTCTGGAAGCTGTAATGGTGGTCGATGACCCCGGCCACCAGCGGATTGCTGCCCTGCGTGATCGAGTTGTCGTTGAGGCTCGCGCTGCCCACCAGCGGATCCGTGTTCGCGCTGAAGTCAAAGATCGAGCTGTCGAGCAAACCGTACCCGCCGTGCGTCGTCACCGTCTTGTTGACGTGGTACGACGCCGTGGGGAAGTCCGCCGCCGGGCCGATGGTGGCGAACCGCTGAGCCTTGATCCGACCGAGGAAGCCCGCGACCAGTTGCAGCGCCAGGTCGGCTGCGCTTCCGCTGGCGGGGATCACGACGATGATGTCGCCGGTGACCGGGTCGAAGGCGAGCATCCGGCCGGCGCGGTCAGCCTTCTTCGGGAGCGCCGACAGCTGCTCCGGGAACGGCGCCCGGACGGCCCCGCCAAGGTAGGCCGACAGCTGCTGCAGGACCTGCCACAGCCGATTGAAGTCGTTGTCGATGGTCCGCTCTTTCAGCGGGCCGTTGTACTGGTAGTCGGTGTCGCGCTCCAGCGCGATGTCGCGCGACAGCAGGACGGTGGTGCCGGCCGCCGGGTTCGTGGTGAAGGTCACGTCGCCGCCGGCCTGGTTGCCCACCCCGGACAGAACGTACTCCGACGAGGGCACGAGGATGTCGTTCACCGTGACGACCATGTCGGCAGCGCTCAGAACCTGGAACTCGTAGGGGAAGACGCCCGTCGAGCCATCGACGTTCGGGTACTCGTTGTACGGTGTCTGTGGAACGACTGACGACATGGGGGCTCCGTGACGAGCCAGAGGGGCTCAGGCTTCGAGCGACACCTCGTAGACGCCCGTTGATGGGCGCCAATCGTCCCCGCGGTCAGGGTCTACGTTCCCGGACAATTGCCCGATGCGAGCCGGCTGATCGGTGACCGCTCCGGCGCCCGCGTCGAGCAGGTCGTCGGGCTGGTTCTTGATCGCAGGGTTCCAGTCCTTTGCCTGGTCCCAGAGCGGCCCCTCGAGCACGCTCACGTGCGCCCAGAGCATCCCGGACTGCAGCAGCGGCTCGATGGCCTCGACGATGCGCAGGTTCTTGTTCTGCACGGCCTTCTCTTCCGCCACGCCGCAGGGGATCCGGCGCTGCTTCAGCGCGGTCTTCAGGAACGCCGGGGCGTAGCCGCCGATGCCGTTCGTCTCGATGGTCACGCGCGGCACGCGGAACGCCTTGATCAGGTCGGCGAGCTGAACAACCTGACCGCCCATGATCTTGTCGCCGCGCTCGTTCGTCTCGGCCACCTCGCCGGTGAGCATCAGCACCCGGTGCCAGTAGTGCCGGCCCGCCGCATCCTGCAGGTCCAGCACCGCGGCGCTGACGTCGCTGTTCACCTTGCCGGATGACGGGTCCCAGCGCAGCGAGCAGCCGACGATCTGGGTGTTCCCGAGCCACATCGTCAGGCGCCGGTTCAAGGTGAGGAACCGCGGCTCGCAGTCGTACGGGATGATCCTCGCGGGGTCCAGTCGAACCTCAGTGATCGGCTTGGCGGCGAGCTGGTACTGGCTGTCCCAGTAGTTGATCGTCCGCGTCTTCTTGCGTCGCTTCTCGATGTCGTCGCGGGTGAAGCGTTCCGGCCAGGCGCAGTGCCCGTAGATGTCGAGCACCACGCCGGGTGCCTTGGCGAAAACGATCTCCGTGCCCTCGACGCAGTAGTCGGCCCCTTCCTTCAGGAGCTTCGCGTACTTGTGGATGCCAGCCATCACGTAGAGCCCATCGGGGCCCGGCGTGAAGGTGATCGGGTATCGCACCCGAGTCGAGGTGTCCTGGTAGCGCATCGACGACTCGAAGAGCGGGATCTTCAGCGAAGCGGCACCCGCGGAGATCAGCTCCGGGTAGATCGAGTCGTGCGTGTGCGGCGTGCCGATGTAGGTTTCCTGCCCCCCGGGCACCAGGATGAACACGGCCTCCTGGATCTTCAGGCGCAACTGCTCGCGCGCCTCGGGCGTCTTGATGTTCTTCGGGACCTCGACGTCGTCGTAGTCGACGGCGTCGGCCCGCGCGCTGGTCACGTTCTGGTTCACGCCCACGGCCGTCATGCTGGCGTTGCGCGCGTCGAGCGCGCCGCTCACCCAGAACATCTGCGACCCCGGCTTCGAGGGCAGCATGCCGATGCACAAGGGGTGACGCCGCAGCACGTTGATGGTGTCGCGCGTGAGCTTCTTCGACAGCGGGCCGTCGGCCGCCCAGATCAGGGCTCGCAACTGCGGGTTGCGGTACAGCTGCCACGCCTTGTAGACGGCATAGATCGTGGACTTCGCGGCGCCGCGGAAGACCTGCAGCACGCGGATGGGGTCGAGGCACGACTCGAGCCAGAGGCAGATCCGCACGTGCAGCAGCGGGACCGTCCAGCCCTGCACCTTCGCCCACATGACGAAGAACGTCAGGAAGGAGACATCACGCTTTGCCATGCACCCGCTTCAGGTCGGCTTTCGTGGCGCCACCCTGCAATTGCTTCATCAGCTTCGCGGCCTCGCGCTCGGCGCTCGCGATCTCGGCATCGAGCTGGCTCTCGCCGGCCGCGTCCGCATCGGCTTCGGGATCCGGCGCGGGCGTGGTGCCCAGCCCCTTGTCGCGGGTGTAGCCAATCATCGATTCGACCTTCGCGAACAGCACACCGGTGGCCGCGGCGTTCTTCTTCGTCCAGTAGCGATCACCCCGGGTCTGCACGTCCATGGCCGCCACCTTCACGCCGTGGCCCGGCCATCCGCTCGGGTCGCCCTCCTCGAGGAACACGTCCAGCAGCTTCTCGCTCAGCAGCTGCAGCCGTTCGAATTGGTCCTGCCGCATCACCGCCCCCCCATCGCCGCGACGTCCGGTGCGCGCTCGGGTGCCGCCTCGCCGGGCTTCCACCACCACCCCTGCCCCCAGTCCTTCTTCGCTTTGCTCTGGACGCGAGAGAGGTAGCCCGGGGACAGGTTCTCCTGAATGTCGTGCAGCAGCAGGTGGTCGAGCGCGGCCTTCGAGTACCAGAGGTTCACGTACGGCAGGTGGCCCTTCGCAAACCGCAGCGCTTCGGCGCCCGCGTGCGTTGGCTTGCCGGCGTTCGCCTGGTCGATGTTGCCCTTCGTCAGCGCGATGATGTCGGCGATGGATCCGGCCGTGGGCCCGGCCAGGCGGCCGAGGATGTCGGCATTGCTGCGGTCGTCCGTTGTGTCGCCGAGCACCAGGTCGCCGAGGAAGCCTGCGCCACCACCCTGCGCGATGGCGCGGGCCCAGAACTTCGGCTTGGTCATGTCGACGGGATCCTTCCCGCCGATCACCTGCTTCGCCTGGAAGACGAGCGCGCCGAGTGCGGTGGTGGTCACAGCCAGCGCCGCGGCGTAGGCCGCCTTGTTCGCCTGCATCGGTGCGCCGTCGAGCCCGCGGTCGCCCTCGAGCAGCCGGCGCCAGTGTCGCGAGATCATGGCGATGGGGAAGGACTTGAACTGCATCGTCAGGCGGGCTAGCTCGCCGGGCTTGGTGCCCGCCTGCAAACCTCCCCACGTCTGCCACGTCTTCGTCGCGAGGTCCGGGTTCATCACCGCATACTCGCTCTCGTCGGTGATGAACCCCAGCACCTTGGATACCACCTGCGACGCCTGCTCGTGCCCGCTGGCCATGATCGCCTCGGGCGTCAGGTACTGCCGTCCCTGGAAGTCGGTCAGCTTGCCGGCCGTGACCACCTCCCAGTCGGCCTCGGTGATGCCCTTGCGCCCGAG